TAGAGAAAATGTAGTTTGGTTAGTAGATAATTATTTTAAACAATGGAAATGGGATACATGTATCGTAGATGAATTAAGTTCCTTTAAATCTTCTAAGGCTAAAAGGTTTAGAGCTTTAAAGAAAGTTAGGCCATACTTTAAAAGAATGGTAGGACTTACTGGAACCCCAGCACCTAATAGTTTAATAGATTTATGGCCACAAATTTATTTGCTAGATGGTGGTAAAAGATTAGGTAGAACCATCACAAGTTACAGGCAACAGTATTTTAACCCAGGAAAAAGAAATCAATATATAGTTTATAATTGGGAGCTAAAAGATGGAGCAGAAGAACAGATCCATAAAAAGATAGGTGATATTTGTATTTCTATGATGGCCAAAGATTATTTAGATATTCCTGAAAGAATTGATAATATAATTGATATCAATTTACCTAAAAATGCAATAAATAAATATAAGCAACTAGAAAAGGATTTAGTATTAGAATTCGGTGAGGATGATATTACAGCAGCTAATGCAGCAGTACTTACTAATAAATTATTACAAATGTCTAATGGAGCAATATATTCAGAGGACAAGCAGGTTATAGAAATTCATGACGAAAAACTAAAAGCTTTATTAGATATTATTGAATCAGCTAATGGTAAACCAGTTTTGATATTTTATAGCTTCAAACATGACTTTGATAGAATAGTTAATTTCTTAAAAACTAAAAAGTTAAAAGCAATAGGATTAGAAGATTCAAAGGATATCAAAAAATGGAATAATGGAGAAATACCAATACTTTTAGTACATCCAGCTTCAGCAGGGCATGGATTAAATCTTCAATATGGGGGCAATATTATTGTTTGGTTTGGGCTTACATGGAGTTTGGAGTTATATCAACAGGCTAATGCCAGACTTCATAGGCAAGGACAAAAGGAAAGTGTTATAATTCATCATCTAGTAAGTAAGGATACTGTAGATGAAGAGGTTATAAAAACTTTAGGTAGTAAAGAAGTTAATCAGAACGTATTACTAGAAGCAGTAAAAGCAAGATTAAAAACATATAAGGAGGTTTAGTATGATAGATAATATAAATATAGATGAGGTTATAAGTAAAGCCACTAAAGAAGCTATAAGAGAATATGATAAAGAAAAAAGTATTATTCAAAAGGATAAAAGACTACACAATACAAGATTATTAATGAAAAACTATAATAAATTAAAAGAACATATAGAAAATGTTAATGTGGATCTAGACATAGAAGTTGACAATGTGGACGACGAAGTTTGGATAACAAGTATTACAAGGACAAAATTAAGGACTATGAAAATGATGGCTTATGTAGACAGCGCCTTGAAAATATTAAAAAGAAGATTTAGAAAAGAATGTATAGAGTATAAATATAGAGCTTTTGAAATGTATTATATCGAGGAAAAAAGTAATGAAGAAATAATAGGAACTTTAAAGTGTGGGAAGAATCAACCTAAAATATGGTCAGATTTAGTGTTAAATGAATTAAGTACTCTATTATGGGGAATCGAGGCTTTAGGGATGTAAAAGGGAAAAGATAGAGTTTTAATAGGGGATATAATAAGGTAAAATGGTAGTAAGTAAAATTATATCTAGCAAGATTATTAAAATATGAGGAGGTGAAAATCCTCCTACTTAAATGTGTAAATGTGTATATGTACTAAATCACCTGGTTAATTCTAGGTGATTTTTTTAAGCGTTTTTGTCAAATTATTTTTAATTAGCCATAAGGGAAGTATAAATTTCCCCTACGGCCACTAATTTTTATTTAAAGTTTTTACCCTTATATTCTATACTAAAAAAATCTAAATCATTACATTTCACATACTTAATTTTAATATTATTAAGCAGGATAAAAAATAAATAATTTATTATGGCCACTAGAATTTTTAGAAAATTCATAGTGAATACTCCTTTATATAGTTATATGTCATTATAATTATATAATAGAAAGTATAATTATAAAACAGAAAAATAATGGTAATCAAATATGAAAGAATGAGGTTGTAAGGCAAAGATAAATTAAGTTATACACAACGTATTGTGGATAATGTGTACAACTCATACTATATATTGTGGTTAAGTCGTAAATGGTCGAATAAATTATAGAGGAAAATCTCCTAAAGTGTAGAAATATATGTTAAAAGGAGTGATAAATGTGATAATAGACGATAAGTATATGATTAATGAATCTATCAAAGAAAATATAGAAGTTATCAAGGAAGGACAATTAGAAATACATGGAATATTAACGGGAGACATATATCTTAAGGATAATGCATCTTTGGAACATCATGGAATTATTAATGGGAGTATATATTTGTATGATAACTCAAAGGCCACATTACATGGAACGATTAACGGAGATGTAATAAACAAAGGGGGAACACTAGAAATACTAGGGATTGTAGATGAAAAGGTAATTAATATTAATGGAAAGACAATAATAAATAAAGATGCAATAGTAGGTAAAGAACGATATATTGAAACAGTAGAACTATAGAACTAAGTAGAGAACCTTTATGATTAAAGGTTCTTAATTATTTTATATACAAAAGGAGGTGGCATTGTGAAGCTAACACCAAAACAGAAAATATTTTGTGATGAATACCTAGTGGATCTTAATGCCACTAGAGCTTATAAGGCAGCATATAAAAATATTAAAAAAGATGAAACAGCAGCCGTTAATGGAAATAGATTGCTAAGAAATGCTAAGGTTAAAGAATATATAAATAAAAGAATGAAAGACAGAGAAAAAAGAACAGAAATAACTCAAGACTTTGTTTTAAAGGAACTTTATGCTATCGCTAAATCTAATGGTCCTAATTATGCAGAAGTAGTTAAAAAGTCTTATATGAAACCTGTTTATGATGAACAAGGAAATAAAATAGGCGAAGAAGAAGTTTTTTATAAAGATGTAGAAATAAAAGAAACGAAAGACCTTACAGCCAATGAAAAGAAAGCTATAACAGCAATTAAAAATACTAAGTTTGGTATTAGTATAGAAACAGCTGATAAGGTAAAGGCTTTAGAGTTATTAGGTAGACATTTAGGAATGTTCAAGGATAAAGTAGAAGTTAATGGCAATATGAAAGTTAATAATCCATTTGAGGATTTAACTACAGAGCAGTTATTAAAACTAGCTGGTGTAGAAGATGGATAAAGAATTAGTACAATTGGGAGCAAAGATAGAACTTGCAAGACGTAAGTTCTTTTTTTATTGCAATTTAAAGGCACCAAACTTTTATAAGCAAGATAGAGAATACCTGGTTGAGCTATGTAATGAGTTCCAAAACTTCTACGAGAGTGATGATGAAGTACTTATAGTAAATGAACCACCTAGACATGGAAAGTCCAGAACTGCGGGGCTATTCGTTGAATGGGTTCTAGGGAATAATCAAAATGAAAAAATAATGACAGGCTCATACAATGAAACATTGTCTACTATGATTTCTAAGAATGTAAGGAACTCTATCCAGGAAGAAAAAGCAGATAAATATAAACCTGTGTTTAGTGATGTTTTTCCAGAGGTAAGAATAAAACATGGTGATGGAGCTATGAACCTATGGTCCTTAGAAGGTGGATATAATAACTATTTAGCCACTTCTCCAACAGGTACAGCTACAGGATTTGGAGCTTCATTGCTAATTATAGATGACCTTATTAAAAATGCAGAAGAGGCTTACAATGAAGCAGTGTTAGAAAAGCATTGGGATTGGTTTACTAATACTATGTTATCCAGACTTGAAGAAGGCGGAAAGATAATAATCATAATGACTAGATGGGCCAGTGGTGATTTAGCCGGTAGAGCATTAGATTATTATAGAGAGCAGGGCATAAAAGTTAAACATATTTCTATGAAAGCTTTAATTGATAAAGAGACAAAACAAATGTTATGTCCTGAAGTATTAAGTTATAGGAGTTATAAAAATAAAGTAAAAGCAATGGGTGAGGATATAGCCAGCGCTAACTATCAACAGGAGCCTATAGACTTAAAAGGAAGACTTTACACTAGTTTTAAACCTTACACCGATATACCTAAAGATAATAATGGTAATCCACTGTTTAATAGAATTAAGGCCTATATAGATACTGCTGATGAAGGTTCAGATTACTTATGTTGTATTGTTTATGGTGAATATAACAAGGAAGCTTATGTCTTAGATGTTTTATATACTAAGGAGCCTATGGAAGTTACAGAAACTGCAACAGCTAAAATGCTATTTGAAAATAAAGTTAATATAGCAGACATAGAGAGTAATAATGGTGGTCGTGGTTTTGCTAGAAGTGTAGAAAGAATATTAAAAGAGAAATTCAATAGCAATAAAACAAGAGTTAAGTGGTTCCATCAAAGTAAAAATAAAAAGGCCAGAATATTATCAAATGCTACGTGGGTTATGGTCCATATATACTATCCAATTAATTGGAGAGATAGATGGCCAGATTATTATAATGCTATGATTAAATATCAAAGAGAAGGTAAAAACAAACATGATGATGCTCCAGATGCTACAACCGGAATAGCTGAAAATGTAGGAAAAGGTAATTCAATTTCATTTGACTAAGGAGGTGTTCAAGATAATATTTATAGATAAAATATTTAATAGTGGATCTAACAGTATAATGAGCTTAGAAGAAATTGTTCAAGAGGAAATAAAAGAATGGAATGGCTCACAAGCAAGGCAACTTATGTTAGATGGAGAAAGATATTATAAAGGTGATACAGATATACTTAAACGTAAAAGAATGGCTATAGGCGAAGATGGAGAATTAGAAGAAGTAAAGAACTTAGCAAATAATAAATTAATTCATAACTTTATAAGAAAGCTTGCAGACCAGAAAGTAGGATATTTATTATCTAAGCCTTTAGCAATTCAAACTGATAATGAAGCATATAAAAATGTATTAGATGATATATTTAATAAGTCCTTTATGAGATTACTTAAGAATTTAGGCAAAGACGCAATCAATAAAGGTATAGCATGGGCACAAATTTATTATAATTTAGATGGTGAATTAAGATTTAAAAGATTGCCTAGTGAAGAGATTATTCCACTATGGAAAGATAGTGAACATACTAAATTAGATGCTTTAATAAGAGTTTATGAAATTATAGTCTATGAAGGTAAAACTAAAAAGACAGTACAAAAAATTGAATACTGGGATACAAAACAGGTATTAAGATATGTTAATGATAATGGTAAATTAATACCTGATGTTGAAGCTCCAGAAGATGAAGGGCATTTTAGTATAATTAATAAAGATGGTACCAAACAATCATTTACGTGGTCAAAGGTGCCATTTATTTACTTTAAATACAACGATGAAGAACAACCACTTATTAAATTTGTAAGGTCTTTAGTAGATGATTATGATAGAAACAAAAGCGACAATAGTAATAACTTAGAGGACCTTCCAAACTCTATTTATGTGCTTAAGGATTATGATGGTGAGAACTTAGGAGAGTTTAGAAGAAATATGAGCCTTTACAGAGCTGTCAAGGTTGCTGGTGATGGTGGAGTAGAAACAAGAAACTTAGAGATAGACACGGAAGCTTATAAAACGCATATGGAACAAACTAGAAAGGATATATATGAGTTTGGTAGAGGTGTAGATACTCAATCAGATAAGTTTGGTAATAGCCCTTCTGGAATATCATTAAAGTTTTTATACAATGATTTGGATATGGATTGTAATATTATAGAAACAGAATTTCAAGCATCACTTGAATATCTATTGTGGTTTGTTAATCAGCATTTAATTAATACTGGGCAAGGGGATTACACAAATGAGAATGTAGAATTTATTTTCAATCGTGATACATTAATAAATGAAACTGATAGTATTAATAATTGCCAAAATAGTGTTGGTATTATTAGTGATGAAACAATAGTCGCTAATCATCCTTGGGCTACTAAAGATGAATTAGAAAAGATAAAAAAACAGAAAGAAGAACATGAATCAATGTATCCTAATTTTCCTTTAGAAGAAACACCAGAGGATGAAGAGGATGAAGAGAATGAGGAGTGAAGACTATTGGAAAAAACGTTCAGAAGTTGTAGCTGGTAAACAGTTTAAGAAAACAGATAATTATATTCTAAGTTTACATTTAGAGTATATGGAAGCTTTAAGCAGCATACAAAAAGATATAGAAGTTTTTTATGCTAGATTCTCGCAGAATAATGAAATATCTTTACAAGAAGCTAGAAGATTATTAAACTCTAATGAACTTCAAGAGTTTAAAATGGACTTAAAGGAGTTTACTAGAAAAGCTAAAGATAATAAGAATCTACAATGGGAAAAAGAATTAAACAATGTATCTTATAAGGTAAGAGTTACTAGGCTACAAGCTCTACAAACGCAAATAAGGAATAGTATAGAAGATTTATATAGTAGACAACAATGTAATACTGCAAGCCTTTTAAATGGAATATACGAGGATACTTATTATAGGAATATTTTTGAAGTACACAAGGGCTTAGGAATAGGTATTAATTTTGCTAAGTTAGATACTAATACAATAAATAAAGTAATTACAGAGCCGTGGCATGGAAATAATTATAGCAGCAGAATATGGAACAATAAAGAAAAGTTAATAATGGAATTGGAAACCAACCTTACTCAATCTTTTATTCGCGGTGATTCTATAGATAAAACTTCTAAAACAATAGCTGAAAGAATGGGTGTAGCAAAGAATAGAGCAAGGACACTTGCTAATACTGAAAGTGCTAATATTATTTCTAAATCAACTTTTAATAGCTATATTGGAAGTGGAGTTGTTAAAGAATATGAAATACTTGCTACTTTAGACTTACATACGAGTAAAATATGTAGATCATTGGATGAAAAAGTATTTAAAGTATCTGAAAAAGAAATAGGAGTTAATGCTCCACCGTTTCATCCCAATTGCAGAACTACAATAATTCCTTACTTCCCAGATACATTAGATATAGAAAGAATAGCTAGAGATTATGAAAGTGAGGTTTATTATGTACCAAGTGATATGACTTATAAGGATTGGTATAATAACTATGTTAAAAATAATTTTTAAGAATAAATAACTAAAACAACAAAAATTAGCAAAAATTATATAAAATTGTACTTAAAATATGATATAATTACAAAAAAAGACTAAGGAGGAATATATATGAATATGAGTCTGGTTGATAACCTTATAGAAGGTCTGCAAGAATGGAATAATATGAGAAATACTAGTAAAGCACAAGATTATTCTACTCTTCTATCAATTATAAATCACAAAATAGGAATCAAGTGTTCAGAAATGTTCGATTCAAATTCTGACATTGAGACACAATTGAAACTATTAAAAGAAAGAGTTTTAGAACTATGTAATGAACAACGCATAAATGAAGTTATGCTTATTGAAGGAATAGTGGCTGGAATAACTAGATATTTTAACAATGGATATGAACGTCTAGTGGATAATTTAGCAATGAATGAAGAATTTGGTAAGAAAAATTATAAATCGCCAAAAATGTTTGAAAAAATTAAAACAATTGAATATAGGGTAGGTACTGAATTAGATGAAGAAGTTTGGAATAAGATAGCTGCAAAGAGATTTAATAAATATTCTTTTAATAGAATGGATAATCAAGAATTTCTCGAAAACTCAAAAAAATTTGGAAAGATAATGGGTAGTCTCCCTGAAGAAGATAAAAATCTTACAATTAAAGAGTTTCAAAATAAATATGATAATTGTGGTAAATAATTTTATAAAAAAGTCTTAGAAATAAGGCTTTTTTATTTTAATTAAAATTAAGAAAGGAAAGATATAAATGTACAAATTAGATACTATTCAAAAAAGAGAAAAATTAAACAAGGTTTACCCGCATGATGAGGAGGGAAATGGTGGTGCTAATCACGCTTATTTGATTAATACAGCAGATAAAGCTCAAACTGTGGGTTGTATTCAATTTCAAAATGGTGCACGAAAAGAAGAAGGAAGTGTGCCTGGTGTAGCTAATGAAGATCTATTAGAGATAGTAAGGCATAGATTACAATGTTTCCAAGCTGGACCCTATTCAAGCAGAGAAAATGCCTGTGCGTTAACCCACATAGAAGAAGCTTTAATGTGGCTTAATAGACGTGTTGAGGACAGGATAGAAAGAAATGTATTAGGAACTAAAAATAAATAATTAAAAGAAAGGAGTAATTACAATGCCAAAGTTAAGTGAAATATTAGGAGAGCACTTTAATCAAATACCAGAAGAACTACAAACTAAATACAAGGATGTTGATTTAGTAGATAGTAAGCAATATATTACTAAAGATAAATTTGATGCTTTAGATGAGCAGCTTAAAAATGCTAACACAACTATTACTGATTTAAAGAAAAGCAATAAGGATAATGAAACCTTACAAACCAAAGTAGGAGATTATGAAACCAAGGTTAAAGACTATGAAAAGAAAATACAGGATATGCAATTTAATTATGCATTAGAAGGAGCTTTAAAAGGTGCCAATGTAAGAAATACAAAGGCTGTTAAAGCTCTTTTAAATTTAGAAAATATTAAGTTAGATGGAGAAACTCTTATAGGTATTAGTGAACAAATAGAAGAACTAAGAAAGAGTGATTCCTATTTGTTTTTAGAAGAACAAGTACAACCAAAGTTCTCAGGAGTAAATCCTGTAGATAGTTCAGCGAATAAAACACCAGCAAAAGATACAAGTAAAATGTCTTATACTGAATTATGCAACTACCTAGAAGAAAATCCTAATGCACAAATTTAAATAAAGAAAGAGGGAATATAATATGGCAAAATTTGATTCAAAAAGTTTTAATCCACAAGCATTTGGAGCTTATGTAGAAAGAGTACCAAAATTAAAGAAAAATGAATTATTAAAATCAAGAGCATTAAAAGGAAATGCAGAAATTAAAAATGCCTTTAGTTCACAAACAGGAACTGCGTATGCAGTATTACCTATGTATGGTCGTATTGATGGTGATGCATTAAATTATGATGGTCAAACAGATATTACAGCTACAAGCACAACTACATTTGAAAGAGGTGTTGTGGTCGTTGGTAGAGCTAAGGCATGGGTAGAAAGTGATTTTTCAGAGGATATAACTGGTGGGGTAAACTTCATGGATAATGTAGGAAATCAAGTAGGAGAATATTGGGATGATATAGACCAAGGCACATTATTATCAATATTAAAGGGTATATACTCAATGACAGGTGCTAAAAATTTAGAGTTTGTTAATAACCATACATTAGATATAACAACATTAGCGGATGATAAAAATGTTGTAGGGTCAACTACATTAAATACATCTATTCAAAAGGCTAGTGGTGATAATAAATCTAAATTTACCTTAGCTATTATGCATAGTGCGGTTGCTACTAACTTAGAGAATCTTAAATTACTATCATATCTTAAATATACAGATGAAACAGGTATTGAAAGAGAATTACAACTTGCAACATGGAATGGAAGAACTGTTTTAATTGATGATTCAATGCCAGTAGAAGAAGTGCCTAAAACAAGTGATATAGAAGCATATACAAAATATACAACTTATGTATTAGGTGATGGAGCGTTTGACTATGAGAATATTGGTGCTAAAGTTCCGTATGAAATGTCAAGAGATCCAAAAACAAATGGTGGTCAAGATACTCTATATTCACGTCAAAGAAAATGTTTTGCACCTTATGGAATTTCTTATATAAAGAAATCCCAAACAACATTATCACCAACAGATGAAGAACTTGCTAATGGTGCTAACTGGGAGCTTGTTAATGATGGTGGTTCAGGAAATGCTAAACAATATATAGATCATAAAGCTATTGCAATAGCTAGAATTATTTCAAGAGGTTAATAGATTGGATGTGAGTTTAATGACTCCACTAGAAAAATTAAAAAAACTTTTAGGTATATCCTTGGATGATGACTCCAAGGATTTTTCATTGCAATTCGCAATAGAGGATGCTGAACAAACAATAAGGGATTATTGTCACATAAAAGAAATCCCAGAAAGATTAAATAATACTATTTTAAGAATGTCTATAGATATATATAGAAATGATAACCTAGGGGAAGAAGAGAATTCTTTGGGTTCCATTTCCTCTATAAGTGAAGGGGATACTTCTATAAGCTATGGAACTGATAATGCTGAATTTAAGGATAGCCTAGTAAAAGACTATAGAGCTAAACTTAATAAATATAGAAAGTTGGTTTGGTAATATGTTTAAAAGTATAGAGAAAGCTAGGAAACAAGCGAGAAAGGCTATTGAAAGTTTATATGATTGTACTTGTAATATAACTGGAGGAAAAGAAAAAGTTAAAGATCCTATTACTAAAGAAACTAAATTAATACCAAAAATAAAATATGAAAAACAATCTTGCAAAGTATCAAAACAAAGTTTATCGAAAAATAACCAAACCGATACAGTAAACAAAGTTCTATATGAGATTAAACTTTTTATAGATCCTGAAGTTGAAATTAAACAAGGTGATGAAATAGAAATTACTAACCAATTTGGGATTATAACTAAATATAAAGCTGGAGAAGGATTTCCTTATTATACACACCAGGAGGTTATTTTAAATAAAGAGGATAAAGCTTAATGGCTAGATTAGCTAGTTTTGATTATTCTGATTTTAAGAAGATGGCCAAGAGTTTTCAAAAGGCACTTGATGAAAGAGTAATTGAAAGATGGATAAGAGAATTTTTGTTGGAGATGGCATTTAGAGCTGAAAGAAAGATTAAAAAGAGAACTCCAGTAGGTGTTTATAGTAATCAAGTGTCCTTTACAACAAAGGATGGTAAAGAGGTAAGTTTTACAACTAGTAGCTCCAAAACAGGAGGACATTTAAGACGTAATTGGCAAGTGGGAAATGTAGTAAAGCAAGGTGATGCATATATAGTTGAAATATTTAATAATACTGAATATGCAAGTTATGTGGAATATGGACACAGAACTAAAAATCATAAAGGCTGGGTCGAAGGTAGATTTATGGCCACAATATCAATGCAAGAAATAGAAAGGCAGCTACCTAAGTTTTTAGAAAGAAAACAAGTAGAATTATTAAATCAAATACTTAATGGTAGGTTATAAAATGGCAAATATAAATGATTTAAGAATAGGAATTAACCAAACATTGGATAAAGAATTTCCTAACATAAATATATATGGCGAAGAGATTAAGCAAGGTTTTGAAGAGCCTTGTTTTTTTATTAAGGTTTTATCTTCAGGACAGAATAAAGAACTTAATATTAGGTATAAGAAAAATATATCATTCAACATTCATTATTTTAGTGATAAAGAGGATTTAAATAATGATTGTAATGATATGACTGATAAGCTTTATGAGGTGCTTGAATATATAAAAACAAATAATAGTTTGTATAGGGCTAATGAAATGACACATGAGGTTATAGATGGAGTTTTACACTTCATGTTGCAATTTAATTATCATGTTTTAAAAGAGATTGAAGAAGCTCCTAAAATGAATAAATTGAAACAGGAGGTATATTTAAATGGCAGATAAAGAACAGGAAATTAAATTTACCAAAGAACAAATAGTAAATTCAAAANAAAAAAAAAAATT